TGGCATCTATCTCAAGACTTTGCTGCTCTACCTACATTAGGGTCAGATTTTATTGAAGAAAATCCTCCTCTAGATCGTGTGGTGGCTGTCCCTTCAGAACCACACTTTATCTTCGATTCATTCATGCGCATGAAATGTGCGCGTCCAATGCCGGTGTACTCTGTTCCAGGCAAAATCGACCACTTCTAATGGGCTTACTATCCTTTGCATCATCCGCCGGAGGCGGTGCTTTACTTGGAGGCATTGCCTCTGGCCTATTCGGCCGTAAACAAGCAAAAGACCAAACTGCTTTCCAAAAAGCTCAATCCGATACCGCTCACCAGCGTGAGGTAAAAGACCTGCGTAAAGCGGGTCTTAATCCTATACTATCAGGCACCGGCGGCGGCGGTGCCTCTACACCATCTGGTGCAATGACTACTGTCGACCCCGTTAGCTCTGCTATGGGTGTTCGACGACTTGCAGCAGAATTAAAAAAAATTGAAGCCGATACAAATACTGCTTATGCACAAGAGCATAAAATCTCTAATGAGTCTAAACTACTTCAATATCAACAAAATGAATATAAGGCCGCTTCTCAACTATGGCACGACATAGGTCAAGGCGGATCCTCTGCTAAATTCATTTTACAAATGCGTCAGCTACTTAAAAAATAAAGGAAAAATAACATGCCTAAAACTAAAATCATCTTCCGTACTGCATACGGAGAAAAACTAAAAGTACAACTAACTACAATGGATGCTCGAACCGAGCAATCACACAAAGAAGAATGCGATATAAATAACATTCTTAAAAAACACAATAGAACGGGTCAACTAGACCACGTTCGTTCAAATGAAGGCATCTATGATGACTTCACAGAACACGATTACCAAAACTCTATGAATATTATTGCTACTGCTAATTCAATGTTCGAAGAACTACCATCACAAATGCGCAATAAATTCGAAAACGATCCCTCAAAATTCCTTAATTTCGTACATAACGAAAAAAACAACGAAGAAATGTATGAGATGGGCATAAAAACCCGCCCTCAACCTATTTCTGACGAAAAAACTGAGAGCGTAAGCGAACCCACTGGCAACGCCAGTGAAAGCGCTAGCGTAAATGCGTCGCAGACCCCTGCGGGAGCATGATTCGAAGAATCAGGACAGGTACCTACTTGATGTAACTGTCCGGACTGACACCTCAGTCCTAAAATCGTAGATTTTAAAAACTAAAAAATTATGTCAATAATTGCTAAAAAAATACTAAAATTTATACTTAAATCACTACTAATTCCATTCATCACAAAAAACATGGATAAATGGACTACAATACTAAATAAAAAAATCAATAACTTCCTGGAGAACTAAAATGTTTAAAAGAAAACATATCAACCGTAAAAAATCAAAAAAACAATTCACTAGATCAGCCTCAACAACCCATAAAAAAAACTTAACCTCAACTAACCGACCGATGCGCGGCGGAATACGACTCTAAAACTATGCCCTGCTATCATCCGATGGAGGGCTTCAGATCACGCTATGACAATAAAATTGTATTCAATGTTACTATGGGATGGCCTGATCGCCCTGTCACTGTACCATGCGGCCAATGCGTTGGCTGCCGTCTAGAAAGATCTAGACAATGGGCTATGCGGTGCATGCATGAAGCACAACTACACGACGACAACTGCTTCATTACACTAACTTACAACAATGAGAACCTGCCGGAGGACGGGTCTCTTAAAATCGAACACTTTCAGAAATTCATGAAAAGGCTTCGAAAAAAATACACTGGAAAAACAATACGCTTCTATCACTGTGGGGAATACGGAGAAAAATTCTTCCGTCCCCACTACCACGCGATAATATTCGGTCTCGAATTCGCGGATAAAAAACTATTAAAAACACAAAATGACATAAAACTATTCACCTCAGAAACACTGTCAAAACTCTGGCCTTACGGCTTCGCCACCGTAGGATCAGTAACATTCGAGTCTGCCGCATACTGCGCACGCTACGTAATGAAAAAAATAAATGGCAAACAAAAAAAATCACACTATGAACGCGTAAACCAAGAAACGGGAGAAATAATCGACCTCAAACCTGAATATAACACCATGTCTAGAAACCCTGGCATTGCCAGAGACTGGTATAAACAATTCAAAGACGACGTCTATCCCTCTGACTTTATAACTCTCAGAGGAAAAAAGATGAAACCACCTAAATTCTATGATAATATATACGAACATGAGCTACCAAAAGAGTTCGAGAAACTCAAGAAAAAGCGCATGCAGCTAATGCAAAAGCACAAAGCTGATAACACGCCTGAACGACTTGAAGTAAAAGAAAAAGTCAAAAAGGCACAACTTAAATCACTAAAACGACCTATAGAGGAGTCTTAACATGAAACAAAAAATATTCACTATCCACGATAAAAAAGCTGAAGCACACTTCCCTCCCTTCTACATGCCTAACCTATCCATGGCAATCCGTACATTCGGAGACATGGTAAACAATGCGGAGTCACAAATCTCTAATCACCCAGAGGACTACACTCTATACGAGCTTGGCGAGTGGGAAGACAACGACGCAACATTCACAATTCACAAAGAAAAAATCTCACACGGCAATGGTATCGAATTCGTACCTGCCGGACTAATGGAGGAAGATAATGCTACAAAAGCTAAAACTCAAAATAATCTCAATATTCTTCGTAACTAAAGAAGAACAAAATGAGGATTATAAACTTGCACAATACATTCACCTAAACTACCCGGAGTATTAAAAATGAAATCAGTAATGTCACACCAATTCAGCGAAGTACCTAAAGCTAACATAGAACGTTCTTCGTTCGATCGCTCACATGGTGTAAAAACAACCTTCGATGCGGGCTACTTAGTACCCATCCTCGTAGACGAGGCCTTACCAGGCGATACGTTCAACCTATCAATGACCGGCTTTGCCCGTATGTCAACTCCTATCTTTCCAATCATGGATAACGCATTCATGGACACTCACTTCTTTGCAGTGCCAGTGCGCCTACTTTGGGATAACTGGAAAAAATTCAATGGTGAACAAACAAATCCTTCAGATTCAATAGACTTTACTGTCCCGATTATGGACTCCGGAACTGGCTACGCCAACCAAACACTTTCCGATTACTTCGGAATACCTACTAACGTCGCAAACTTAGAACATAGCTCGTTACATCACCGAGCCTATAACTTGATCTATAACGAATGGTATAGAGATCAAAACCTTCAGGACTCAATTACTGTCGATAAAGACGACGGTCCTGATTCACCTGCAGACTATGTACTGCTAAAACGTGGCAAACGACATGACTATTTTACGTCATGCTTACCATGGCCACAAAAAGGCGACTCTGTCGACTTACCTCTTGGAACTTCTGCATCTATCCTGGTTGAAGGATATGAAGATAGAGGATCTTTAAAAATATATCCTCCGTCTAATTTAGCTGGTATTCCTGGTTCATCTGTTTCGGGTACTCCCGATGCATATGCTGATTTATCAGATGCAACTGCTGCAACAATTAACCAACTTAGACAAGCCTTCCAAGTACAAAAACTACTAGAACGAGACGCCCGAGGCGGTACTCGTTATACAGAAATCGTCAAATCACACTTTGGCGTAACTTCACCTGATGCCCGCTTACAACGCCCAGAATATCTAGGCGGCGGCTCAACTCCTATCATCGTAAAACCTATTGAACAAAATTCCTCAACTGATGCTACTTCTCCTCAGGGCAACCTTGCTGCAGTCGGTACTGCAACTCTATCAGGACATGGATTTACTAAATCCTTCACTGAGCATAGTGTCATTATTGGCCTTGTATCTGTTCGTGCTGATCTTACCTACCAGCAAGGACTAAACAGAATGTTTAGCCGCTCAACAAGATACGATTACTACTGGCCTGCCCTTTCGCACATTGGCGAACAATCAGTCCTAAACAAAGAAATATATGCAGATGGCTCTGCAAACGATGAACTCGTATTCGGTTATCAAGAACGCTATGCGGAATACCGATACAAACCATCAATGATCACCGGAAAATTCCGATCCAATGATGCTCAAAGTCTAGATGCA